GGTAAACACGCTAACCTGACTGTAAACGATGTTCAGCGTCGCAATCGTATCGCCCAACTTCTTGCTGATTGGGGTCTGATTGATATTGTGGATGTTACTAAGATTCAGGACATTGCTCCCCTGAACCAAATCAAAGTTCTTGCATATAAGGACAAAGGTGACTGGATTTTGGAAACCAAGTATAATATTGGTTCTAAAAAGAAAAAGGTAGAGGATGTTGAGTGATGGGAAGTTTCGAACTATCTTATCATCACAAAAATGATAATGCTGCTTGGCATACAAATCCAAATGCTAAGTTTGCATTACCAGAAGAAAATGTAAACATTACATGTGATGATCCATATCTAAATGAAAATCAATTTTTAGAAATGGTACGCAGATTTTTTATTGCTTGTGGTTATACTGAAAAACAATGGAAAGATGCATTGCTTGTTCATCTGAAAGAAGCAGAAAAAACCGAATAATTAAGTAGGGAGTTCAACACTCCCTTTTTTTGTGAATCTATTATAAATTACTAATGGATGCCGTAAGGGTCCACAAAACACAAACTCGCTTTTAAAGGAGCTACAATAATGACTAGTATCACTAGGTATACCGCTGCGGATCTTCCTACCCTAATGGAGAAGATTACTCGCAATAGTATTGGAATGGATGAGTATCTTGACCGTCTATTCCATCTTCACGAAACTACTTCTAATTACCCACCTTATAATCTTGTTCAATTGAGCAATGTAGAATCACGATTAGAACTTGCACTCGCTGGATTTAAGAAGGAGGAAGTACATGTATACACAGAGTATGGAAAACTTTTTATCGAAGGACAGAAGGAAGATAAGGAGTCTGATACCCAATACATCCATAAGGGACTGGCTCAACGATCTTTCAAGAGAGCGTGGACATTATCCGACGACACAGAAGTACGGGAAGTCGTATTTGAGGATGGACTGTTAACTGTTCAACTCGGTAAGATTGTACCTGAGCATCATGTGAGAAAAGACTATCTCTAAATAAAAGAAAAACGGTTTATGAAAACCTTTATCCAATTTCTTAACGAAATAAAAACCATTTCATATCCAGCTGCTTGGAAGCACAAAGTTTATCATAAAGGTAGAGTGACAAATGTTGGTGCTGGTAGAGCGGTTCCAATCAATCCTGGAAGTGGTGCTGGTGATGGTGGTGGAGGAGGTAATGGTGACTAAATACTTTTGAATATCGTCGGCGTATGCCACGGGAGGTAACTGGCAAAAACCAGTTGACACCTCCCTTTTTAATTTGCTATAATAGTAAGGAGAAATACTGAGCACATGTCAATCAAATTAGTTATTCTGAAATCTGGAGAGACCGTTATTTCAGATGCAAAGGAATTGATTGTTGAAGAAGATAAAATTGTTGGATATCTTCTCAATAATCCTTTTAAAATTACAAGTCAAAAATCTCTTCTCTTAACAGAAGAGGTTAATAATAGTGATAGTATGGTCGAAATCACTATGTCCCCATGGATTCTTTTGACTTCTGACACTGCTATTCCAATTAAACCAGATTGGGTAGTGACTGTTGTTGAACCAATGGAATCTGTTAAGCAAATGTATGAGGAAAGGTTAAATGTCTACAAACAACAAGCAGATCAAGGGACTCCTTCTGAAAGTTGATAATGTTGTTATCTGTGAAGTCGTAGAAGTTGATGCAGAACCAGGGGAACCTAACTGCAGAATTGTCAACCCATATGAGTTCGTCGATGGTAAACTAGTTCCATGGCCAGAAGTTTCGGGCCAAAATGAACTAATGATTCGCTCCAGTGATATTCTTACTGTAGTTGAACCAAAAGAGGAAATTATTAATCAGTATCTTGAACTAACTGCATAATGCGATTTTATACTAATGTCCAGATGGTCGGGGATCACTTCTTGGTCCGTGGTTATGAAAATGGAAAACATTTCATGACCCGTGAGAAGTTCTACCCGACTCTTTTTATCCCTGCGAATAAAAAAACCAAATATAAAACTCTCACTGGAGAGTATGTGGATGAGATTAATCCTGGCACTGTTCGTGAGTGTCGAGAGTTCATCAAAAAATATGAGAATGTTGAGGGATTTAAGATTTATGGTAATGACAAGTACATTTACCAATATATTTCTGAGACATACCCTGAAGAAGAACTGAAGTTTGATATTAACAAAATCAAACTTACTACTCTTGATATTGAGGTTGCATCAGAGAATGGATTCCCTGATGTAGAGTCTGCTGCTGAGGAAGTTCTTCTTATTACTATTCAAGACTACTCTTCAAAGAAGATTCGTACTTGGGGTCTGGGACCTTTTGATAATCCAGGTAAGGATGTTGTCTACAAACAATTTTCCACAGAGTATGATCTCTTGCATGATTTCATCAATTGGTGGATGGTTGAGGAAAATACTCCTGAGGTCGTGACTGGTTGGAATATCCAATTGTATGATATTCCATATCTTGCCCGCCGCTTAGATCGTGTTCTTGGTGAAAAACTAATGAAGCGATTGTCACCTTGGGGTCTTGTGACTGAAGATGAGGTGTACATTTCTGGTCGTAAGCATATTTCATATGATGTTGGTGGAATCACTCAACTTGATTATCTTGATTTGTACAAGAAGTTTACTTATACAAACCAGGAATCTTATCGCCTTGACCACATTGCAAATGTAGAACTTGGCCAGAAGAAACTGGACCACTCTGAGTATGATACCTTTAAGGACTTCTACACCAAAGGTTGGCAGAAGTTTGTAGAGTACAACATCCTTGATGTGAAACTTGTTGACCGCTTGGAAGACAAGATGAAACTGATTGAACTCGCTGTGACCATGGCACTTGACGCAAAGGTTAACTTTGTTGATGTGTTCTTTCAGGTGAGAATGTGGGATAGTATCATTTACAATTATCTTAAGAAAAGGGATATTGTAATTCCTCCAAAGGAAAAGACTGACAAGGATTCTAAGTATGCTGGTGCCTATGTAAAAGAACCTATCCCTGGGATATATGATTGGGTGGTGTCGTTTGACTTGAACTCACTATATCCTCACCTGATTATGCAGTACAACATCTCACCAGAAACTCTTCTGGATGAGAAGCATCCTACTGTAACTGTGGATAAGATTTTGAATCAGGAACTTACATTTGAACTGTATAAAGACAAAGCAGTTTGTGCTAACGGTGCAATGTTCCGCAAGGATGTGCGTGGATTCTTGCCTGAACTGATGGAGAAGATCTATCAGGACCGCACCATCTACAAAAAGAAAATGCTTGCGGCAAAACAAGAATATGAAAAGACAAAAAATAAGGAATTAATTAAAGAGATTGCTCGATGCAACAACATCCAAATGGCGAGGAAGATTCAACTTAACTCTGCTTATGGTGCTATCGGCAATCAGTATTTTCGTTATTACAAACTAGCAAATGCTGAGGCAATCACCTTGTCTGGTCAGGTTTCTATCCGTTGGATTGAAAACAAGATGAATGCCTATCTAAACAAGATTCTCAAAACAAGTGAGGTTGATTATGTCATTGCTTCTGATACTGACTCCATTTATCTTAATATGGGTCCTTTGGTCGAAAGTGTATACAAAGGGAGAGAAAGAACTACTGCGGGCGTTGTGTCTTTCCTTGATAAGGTCTGTCAAGTGGAACTTGAGAAGTATATTGAGGGTTGTTACCAGGGGTTGGCCTCGTATGTGAATGCTTATGACCAGAAGATGCAGATGAAGCGTGAAAATATTGCTGAGCGTGGAATCTGGACTGCCAAGAAGCGTTACATTCTGAATGTGTGGGACAGTGAAGGCGTTCGCTACGAAGAACCCAAATTAAAAATTATGGGCATTGAAGCAGTCAAATCTTCGACTCCAGCACCTTGTCGTAAAATGATTAAGGATGGACTTAAGTTGATGATGAGTGGGACAGAAGAAGATGTAATCAACTTTATTGATAAGTGTCGTGAAGAGTTTAAGTCTTTGCCACCTGAACAGATTGCATTTCCTAGAACAGCATCTGATGTTCGTAAGTATCATTCATCGTCAAGCATCTATGCCCCCAAAACACCAATCCACATTCGTGGTGCATTACTCTTCAATTATTATATAAAGGACAAGAAACTAACAAATAAGTATTCTTTGATTGCAAATGGTGAAAAGGTCAAGTACATTTTCCTTAAAAAACCAAATACAATTCAGGAGAATGTCATCTCCTTTATTCAAGAGTTTCCAAAGGAACTTGCCCTTGACAAATACATTGACTATGAACTACAATTTGAGAAGAGTTTCCTAGATCCACTCAAGTCAATTCTTGATGTCATTGGGTGGAATGTGGAAAAAACTGTAAACCTTGAACTATTTTTTACCTAATGGATCTGCCTATTAATGACCAAGAACTGAGTACCATCATCAATGCAATGGCTCTTGGTGGAGACACTGCTCTCTATCAAAAACTTAAACTTGTCAAGGAACTTAAGGAGCAAGGTTTGCCTTATAAAAAAATACTTCGTGAGCAGTATGGGATGGTGGCATGATAAAACTTCCCATAAATGAAAAGGAGTTAGATACTATTATTGTCACATTAAAAGGAAGTCATCCTGCTCTTTATTCTAAACTTTGGACATATAAAATGAATACCTTGATAAAGGAGAAAAAAAATGATTAAAGTAAAATATCAACTTAAAGAGTATCCAAATACAGCACTCTTTAAGTTCTTTAAAACTGAAGAGCAGGCAGAGATGTTCAAATCTCAAAATCCACAGTATATTTTTGAGTGACTTATGGACTTCCTTAAAGAAATTGTAAAAGAAGTTGGTGGTGAGTACACCAAACTTGCTTCTGATATTGATGAGACTGAAACTTATGTGGACACGGGTTCGTACATTTTTAATGCACTGGTTTCAGGTAGCATATTTGGTGGTGTATCTGGGAATAAGATTACTGCT